AAATGAGTGTTTAGCAGCTCATAAGTGTAAATATAGTGCTTACAAGATTCAAGCTAGTGAGAATCTCACTAGTGAAGTGTTGTCATTTGTTGATACTTCAGATGGCGATGTAGAAAAGATCCATTATGTATCTAATCCCATTGCATCAAGTGATGCAGCTAATAACACATCGTTGGCTGGTTTTCTTAGCCGCCCAACTTTAATCGATTCGCGGGCGTGGACCACGTCGGATTCGACTTCTACTATTGGTACTGGTTTTGAACCTTGGTATCAATTTTTGAATAATAGCGTAATTAAACAAAAGTTAACTAACTATAGTTATTTGCGGGGCAAACTTTGTCTCAAATTCGTTATAAATGCTACTCCATTTCATTTTGGACTATTGCGTGTAGCTTATGAACCTAATGTTAATTATGCCAATACCGGCTCAAGGAAATCTATGGTTAGATCTAATCCAACTAGTGATTTTCCATTGCTGGTACCTTACAGTCAGTTACCTGGCGTTTGGATACATCCCGCAGACAATTCTGGGGGACATCTTGAGTTACCGTTCTTTAAAGAGAATAATTGGTTAAGTTTGCAAACAGCAGCAGAAGCTAAAACAATGGGTGTTTTAGTTTATTTTGTAACTGCTATTTTAGGTATAGCCAGTTCCACTGCATCCACTAGTGTCACTATTGATACTTTTGCGTGGATGGAGGATGTGGAACTATGTGCTGCCACAGCAGAGTTAACATTACAAGGTAAGGATGAATATGATGGTCCAGTATCTAGCGTTGCTTCAGCAGTTGCTTCAGCAACTCGTTCTTTGGAGCATGTTCCAGTAATAGGTAAATTTGCTCGTGCTACAACAATTGGTGCGTCTGCAATTGCAGATATAGCCAGTATGTTTGGATTCACGAACACTCCCGTAATTGAGAATCATAGACCTATTACCAACATGGCAGGACCTGTATTGGCCACATCGGAAATCGGTGCCCCAATTCAAAAACTGACATTGGATCCTAAACAGGAACTTTCTGTGGATCCATCCTTGCACGGTGTTTCTAATAAGGATGAAATGATAATCCAAAACATTGTGTCAAAACCTAGCGTCTTAACTGTAACCACTTGGGCTACTGGTAATGCCATTGGTGTGGTATTATTTAATGCTAGGGTTTCACCTATGTTATTTCAGAGTGTTGATATCTTAAATACTGTGCCAGCCACGTGTGCTCGTAGAGTTTATCACACACCACTTTCATATATTGGAATGATGTTCGCGCACTGGCGTGGTGATATCATATTTGATTTTGAGGTGGTGTGTACTAAATTTCACAAAGGTCGTCTCAAAATTTCTTGGGACCCTGTTGGAACAACTGGTACGGCAGCTTTAGCTGAAAATGTGGTATATACCACTATTTTAGATATTGGTGAAACAAATAAAGCTTCTTTGCGAATTCCTTATCATAGTGCTTATGCATTCTTGAAGGCACGTTCTACTGCAGCTTTAAATTACTCAGCCGGAACTACAATGTCCGCAGATCCAACATCAGATAATGGTCTATTGTTAGTATCTGTTTTGACACCACTAGTTTCACCTGTCTCTCCGCAGACACTGTCTGTTGTGGTTTCAGTTAGGGGTGCAGATAATTTGGAGTACGTTAATCCTAAGGATTCCTTGGGAGAATCAAGCACTGGAGCTCCTCCGTCCTTCTTTGCCGTTCAAGGTAAAGATGAAATTGATATTGAAGAGAAAGAAGTTAATTTGGGTGATACAGGATCTATGCATCCGCATAGATACGCACTTAATTTTGGAGAGAGTGTCACATCCTTACGAGCCTTAGCACATCGGATGTCCTTATACGATGTCAGTGCACCAGGAGCTCATGGGACGACCAGATTTGGCCTATATGAGAAATCATATGCGCGCCTACCTCCAATGTACGGGTATGACCCAAATGGACAAAGTACTGCTTCAAAAATTAAAGCAGCATCTGGGTCCACAACATTCACTTTTACCCCAACACACCCTATGACATATATAGCTATGATGTATGGTGCATATAGAGGTGGAGTGAATTTCA